ATTTCTATCTCATCTACGGTTAGTCTATTTGTATTAAATCTGTTTTTGTTAATATCAGCAACTACTTGGTTTTCAACATAAAATCTAATAGTAGCATCATTTGCGCCAGGAGTAAGTTCTGCTGTTATACGTGTATCACCATCTAAATCCTGCAAACCGTCTAGTCTAATCCAATTTGAACCGTTGTATCCTTCAAAATAATTATCATCTGTGTTGAATCTAAATGCTCCAGGTGTCGCTGTAGGTCTTTGTGCAACAGTTCCTGAAGGAAGATTTATAGCACCTGTGCCATCAATGTTTATTGTATTGGCTTGTATTTCAAGGTTATTAACTGCACTTATAGTATTACTTTGTATAGTTAAATCATCTATTACTATGCTACCAGTACCAGCAGCTCTAAGTTCTAGATCACTATTACTATTTGTAGTTGTAATGAAGTTTTGTGATATTACAATGTCACCTGTATCAAATTTATTAGCAGATGTGGTACCTGAACTTGTAGCGTTTGCTAAACTGAAGTCACCTAAAACAGTTAAATTATTATTGATTAAGACATCATTATTAGGCATGTATATCTTGCCTGTTCCACTAGCTATTAGTTCTAAATCGCTATTGCTATCTTGTGTGCTAATTGTGTTTCCTGCTATGGAAATATTTTCAAAATCAGCTCTTGCACCTACAGTTAAATTAGTTCCTACGGAAACACTTCCGTCTATAGTAGTATCTCCTGTTTGTGATATATCGCCTGTGAGCGACATTGTACCGTTTATTTGCAAATCGCCTAGATTAGATGTACCTTGTACTTCTAAATTATTTGAAATAATAAAATCGTTATTAGGAAATACAACACTACCTGTACCATTAGCTCTTAATTCTAGATCAGCATTTGATGTAGTTGTTCTAATGTAATTTGTGTTTATTTCTAAATCATCAATAAAAACTTGATCTACAAATAAATTACCCCATGTTTGTGAACTTGTTCCTAAACTAAATCTACTTGTAATATTAGGACGGAGATCTGATGCTATTCCAGCAACAATCTGTATATTGTCATCGCCACTGTCACCAAGTGTAATATTTCCTCCTATTGTGACATCTCCAGTGACGTCTACATTACCATCAACAGATACATTATTTTGAATTGCAATATTATCACTTGTGCTATCTAATATAAGATCTCCAGCTGTAGTTGTTATTGTATTACCTTGTAGTCTTATATTTCCTGTATCAATTCTTTCACCGTTTACAAAAGTAGTATTACTTCCATCTGTAAAAGTTGCTCCTTCAGTCAAACTAATATTCAAACTAGTTGCAGCAAAATCAACTGTGCCGTCTTCTTGATTTACATGAAATAAATCACCTACGCGGAAATCACCCTTGTGGTCAACACTACTAAATCTAACCTTAGCTCCATTAGTTTCTACAACTTCATTTGCTTGATTTACACTTTCTGGATCGTTTGAAACTTCTTTGCCATTTCCTATGTATGCTAAATTCTGTCCAATAGCGTAAACAATTACACCTTCACCGTCTCCTACTAAACCAAAATTACCATAAACATTAGCACTACCAATCATACGCACTTCTGCGCCAAAATCTCTTACATCAACATTTTCTATAGTTGTTGCACTTGCACCACTAGGAGCACCACTAATGCTTTGAGGTGTAAAATCAAAACCTAACAAGTCTGTGTTTTTACCATCAAGTGTTAGTATGCCATTATCTACACTTTCGACTGTGACTGCAACAACTGTTGATGCATCTGTTGACGTAAATGTCACAGTATCTCCTGCTTGGAAAGTTCCTGTTATTCCACTTAATCTAATTTTGGTTTTACCATCGTATGCTAAACCTGCATTGCTATCAAATGCATGTAGTCCCCTGTTAGCAAAATATGTGAAACAGTTCAACCATTCAATTCTTGCACCATTAGTGGCAACCAAACCGTCCACACCTGGGGTAATAAATGTCACGCTATGGAATAACATTGCTGCTTCTCTACTGTCAGCAGTCGCATATGCTCCATCTACAAGAGCACCTTTGCCAGCATCTCCTGACAAAAATCCTCTAGGATCATCTGCTGTAAGAGTAGTGCCTTTGGTTATTACTGTGACGTTTCTAATATATGGTGAACGTGTAGTGACTTCAAAGTCAGTTGCAAATCTGAAACCCCAACCGTTATCTGGAAAAACTCTATTGTCTCCATTACAACTAAATGTTAAATTTGAAATGAATACACTGTGCCCTACATAACTGTCGTGTGGAGCATCTGTTGTGATAGTTAACACTCCTGTAGTTTCGTTATAAGAAGCTGAACTTACATTCAAAGGTGCAGTGCTGTCGCTAAAGTCAACTGTACCGCCACTTACATATGCATGTGCTTGAGCAGTTGTTCCTACATTTACTTTGAATGTGTCTGCATCTACTATTTCTGTAATTGCAAAATAATTGCCTCCACTGTAGAAATTTTTCAGTGTAAGATCTTCTACAGTACTTTCGCCATTTACTAAAATAGCATCGTTATATCTTGTTTCTGTAGTCGGCGAAACATTTACACTTCTAATACTGTGTCCTTTTAGTGTGACACCTACAGGAATTGTTAACGGAAACGCTTCTGTGTATTCTCCTGGATATACATGAACTGTGTCGCCGTCAGTTGCTTGAGAAAGTGCATGTTTTATACTTGCAAAAGGTGCTTGCGGATGATCACCGTCATTTGAGTCATTGCCATTTTCAGCAACATAATATATATTGCCGTGTTTACTAATTAAGTCTATACCATTTACAGTAAGTGCATCTGTTGTAATAGCAGAAGCATTAAAGTTATTAACATATATATCTCGCCATTGACTTCCGCCTGTTGCTGGATCAGTACCTAGTTGATAAGTGTTTGTTGCATCTGGAACAATGTTGCTGGCAATTTCTGCATTAAATATAATTGTATCTGTATTTTGATCTCCTAATACTATATCACCATCAGCTGTTATACTTCCTGTTGCGTGTAAATTACCTGATACATTCATGTTTGACTGTATTTGCACAGTTCCTGTGCCGTTAGGTCTTAGTTCGATATTTGCATTAGAATCATTAGAACTTATTGTATTGCCTTCAATATCAATACTGTCTACTCTCAATTTGTTTTGATAAACAACGTTGTCTAGCGTGCCTAGATTTAGAAATGCTTGATCAGTTGAAATAGTGTTGCCAACAATGTTTACATCAGCAAGATCTGCACTATTTGTAGCTGTTAAATTTGTTGTTCTTGTTGAACCTACTACGTCTAACTCGTGTTGAGGAGAACTTGTCTTAATACCAATACGCTGGTTATTAACATCCAAATATAATAAGTCCGTCTCAAAAGCCAGATCAATCCCGTTTCTTACGAGATTCGACTTTAAGAGAGGACCAGATATACGACCAACTGCCATCTCTACTCCTTAACACGGGGATCCTGTCCCTCCAACCACCTTACATTGCGGGTTGACCACAGTTTGTCCCGCTACGGATTTGGCCTATCACTTTGTAGCGTTAATAGTATTTATCAATAAGTTGAATTTGTTCTAGTTAACCATAGATTAATGACTGCACAAGAGCTTCTTCTTCCATGTCAGCAACACTAATATTATCAAATGTTCCAGCCGCTGTTTGCCACTCTGTGCCGTTCCAAGTTTCCAATTCTCCGGAGTCTGTGTTTACTCTTGAAAATCCAATTTCAGGTGTATAACTTGGTCTTTGTGCATCTGTTCCTGCTGGTAATCTAACAGCACCTGATCCTGCAAATTGCCAATACCCTATACCAGTAGCAGACAGTATTGTGTTGCTATCGTTAGTTGTGTTAATAATACTATTGTCGTCAACTTTTATGTCATCAACTATTACTGTGCCAGGAGTTGTATGAACACTTCCTCTAGTAATTGTAAATGTTTTACCTGATAAATCATATGTGTCTAATGAACTGTATACGAGTGTAAAAGGTCTGTAAAATGTTCTTCCGGTTCCACCAAAGGTTGCTGTGCCTGTATATTGAAATACAATTACTATATCGTCATTTTCTATTTTTACATAATCATTTGCATTAAACACTACACGACCAGGCATTCCAAACTTTGTGCCTGATTCTAATTCAGAAAAATTTATACCCCAAGTTTGTGAACTATCAAAACTTGAAGTGTAAGTGTAAGGACCTGGTGACGCATCATATTGCAAATAAAATCCAGTATTTGCTCCTGCAGATGCTTGATTAACTTCAGTTGACGTAAATTGATAGTATCTATCACCACTAACAGTATGTTCTGGATATGGTCTTAATTCTAGATCACTGTTTGATTCTGTGGTTTTTATATTGTTTTCATCAATTAAAATATCATCTACTCTAAAAGTGTTTGCATTCACACCGTCACTGTCTACTGAAGCTCGTAATGAATTATTGGTTGTAAATAATAATTGATTATTTGTAGCACTTGCAATTACTCTTGTATCTAAATTATCAGAATATATTCCGCCTAATCCTACAGTGCTGTCTACGTATAATTCAAAAACATTAAACTGATTATTAAATCTTAAGTCACCTTTGTTATTGTTTCTTTCTGCATTTGTTCCTTGTGGTAAAACTAAAGCATCAGTAGAAGTAAGTTCAACACTATCATTTACGTTTAAATTTAAAGTAGAAGTTGTTGAATCATCTGTTTCGTTGCTTTTGATTTGATTTCTTTTGAATCCAATACTTTCTAAATTTACTGATCCTGTACCATTATATCTCAAATCTAAATCACTGTTAGACTCTGTAGTTGTAATGACATTGTCAAATATTTCAATATTACCTGTTGAAAGGTCTGTGTTAAATGTGTTGATAATATTTAGGTTGCTTAATGTTGTAGTGCCTTTAACTTCCATTGATTGATCAAACAAAACATTATTGTTTGGAAATACTATACTACCTGTGCCATTTGCTATCAATTCAAAATCACTGTTAGAACTTGTAGTTTGAATAGTGTTATCATTAATGTTAAAATTTTCAAATTGCACTTGTTGTGGCACACTTAAATTTTGTGTTAATGACAAGTCGCCTGTGTTTGAGAAAGTTCCGCTTATAGAAAAATTTCCGATTGGCGTTATATTGCCAGATAAAGTTAAGTTTTGTAAACTTGTATTGCCGCTTACTGTCATATCTTGTTGACCCAAAACATCACTATCCGGTACAATTCTACCAGTACCGTTAGCAATAAATTCTAAATTAGAATTACTAATATTGGTAGTTATAGTTGTATCAACAAATCTTACATCACTTATATTCAATTCAGAAAAATAACCACTAAGCCATTTGTTATTGTTGGAGCCTAAATTATAATAACCACTTGTTGCTGGATAAACATCGCTGTTTATGTCTGCATCAAAATTAACCGTGTCTACACCAAATGTGTCGCCTATAGTTATAAGCTCTCTACCAACACTAAGATTTCCTGTAATGCTTAGATTTTTTGGAAATTGTACATCACCTAAAAATTTAACTTCATTAGTTGAATCAGCAGATACTTGCATTTCACCGCTTAGTGTTTCTATTGTATTACCACTAAGTCTAAAGTTTCCTACATCTATAAAAGATGGTGTTATAATAGTTTCTCCACCGTCTGTTGCTACAGTTAGTGATTGTAAACTATCAAACTGTGCAGCAGTAAGTGTTAAACTTGTTTGTCCAGTATCAAAATCAATAAAAAATTGATCTCCAACTCTAAAATCTCCGCCGTGGTCTTGTGATACATGATAAATCTTACCGCTATTTTGTTCTATAACTTCTTGGGATTGTATTGCTCTACTTGGATCGTTATCAACAAATTTACCTGCACCTATGTAAGCAAAGTTATGCGCTATAAGATACATAATACAATCGTTGCCGTCTGCTTCAGCACCTATATTTCCATATACACTAGCAGATCCTATGCTTCTAATTTCTGCCCCGTACTGAACAGTAGATCCATCAGTGCTTAGATGTCCAGTTGCACCATTCTTTGCATATAATCCTCTATTAGCAAAATATGTAAACGAGTTTAACCATTCTACTCTTACTCCGTTTGTCATTGTTATTGCATCAACACCAGGTGTAATAAATGTTGCACTGTGAAATAACATACTTGCTTCATTGCTTGCACTTAATACGTCTGCTCCATCTATTAGTGCTCCTTTACCTGCGTCTCCACTTGCAAATCCTCTAGGATCGCTTGCACTAGTAGTTGTACCCTGAGTAATTACTGTGACATTTTGGATATATGGACTTCTAGTAGATATAACAGTATTTGGTGCGAATCTAAATGCATATCCTGTATCATTACCACTGTCGTAATAAAAGTCTTTGATTGTAATATTTGATATTGTGGTTTCACCGTTTAAGTGAAATACATCTTCGCTTTGATTAGCACTTTCAGGTCTAACAATAGTGTTTCTAAAATCATCTCCTTTGATAGTGACATTAGAAGGCACAACTAAAGGAGTTTGTTCTTCGTATCCTCCAGAAAAAACATGAATGGTAATAGGTCCTGCGGAACTTGCATCTGCTGCATCTAGTGCAGCTTTAATTGTTTTAAAAGGATCTTGTGGATGGTCTCCAGAATTTGTATCATCACCTTGTGTTGACACATAAAAAATATTACCTTGTCTTAAAGTTAAAGGTGCTATAGTACCAACATTAACATCACCTGCAACTGTGCTTTCACCGTTTAATAAACTTGACCAAAGGTACTTCCATCTTTTTGTGTTAGTACCTAGACTGTACACATTGTTTGCTGCAGGTATAATATTAGATGTGACATCAGCATTAAAAAATACATCATCGTTTGCATCATTACCTAGTATTAAATTACCATCAGAAGTAATATTGCCAGTTGCATGTACATTACCTGACACAGTTGCATTTGCTTGTATTTCTACAGTTCCTGTGCCATTAGGGTCAAAAACTATGTTTTCATCGGAAAGAGTATGGATAGTATTGTCTGTAATTTTTATATTATTTGTTTGCAAATTGCTTAAAACAATAGCAGAACCGGCGTTAAGATTTATATCTCCGCTGTTTACATTTATATTATTTGTTGTAATATTAAAATTAGCAATAGCTGCATCTGATACACTTGTAAAATCTGTGCTTCTTAAATCACCTTGTGTGTGTAATTCTACTGATGGTGCATTTCTTGCTACACCTATTTTACCATTTACAACATCTAAAAATAACAGTTGTGTAGTATCAAGTGTGTTTCTAAACGCAAGGTTGTTGCCGTTGCGTTCTAAATTTGCTACTAATAAAGGACCAGATATTCTACCTACTTGTGCCACATTAATCTCCTGACACAGTATTTATTGCTTATTTGTCGAAGTTATGCACAACAGTAATAGGTTTGTCTAGATCAGGTGCTGATGTAAATTGTAAGTACCAACCAGGTAGATAAGGACCTGTAGATGTACCTGCTCTAAATATTTCACCGCTACTAGGTACATATTGTGCAGTATTTCCACCTGAAGTATCAACACCAACTTCTATTCTTGTTGCAGATGGTATGCTTACAATAGTATGACTGCCAGGTGAACTTGAATCGTCTGTGTTAAGATTTTCAATAGCGTCATCAACAGTGCTTTCTACTTCTGTAATATAAATTAAATCATCTGTAGTATAACCGTGTGCTGTTGCTGTTTCTATAACAGTAGTTGCACCAACACTTACAATACTTGTTATTGTATTTTGATTTCCTGGATTTTGTATTAGAGTGTAGTTAGTTCCTGAAACTTGATATACGTTTTCAACAAAAACTAAAATATTTTGTGCCGCTGTAGGCACAGGATAATCACTATCGCCACTTTCTAATGGGCCAAAAATAGTTTCATTAGCATCGCCTGATCCTACATTTTGTTGTACAATAGGTACAGGAGCAGCACTTCTTACACCGTACCAAGCACCATCTTCATACATTTCAAATCTAGCATCGTCTGTGTTATAACGTAAGTGTCCGTCATATGGGGAGGAAGGTCTTTGAGCAGTTGTTCCTTTTGGAACCATAACAGCATTTGTACTGTCCAGAATGACTTGGTCATCTACGTCATACTTTACCCCTTTGCCGTAGATGTTTCTCAAGTTAGTGTTTTGAGCTTTAATTAAGCGCATTATACCTCCAAATAACTAACTGTAGCTGCTAGATCTTGGTGACCAACAAAACTTAGTTTATCGCCAGCTTCTAACACAATTTTTTCGCTATCAAATGTAAAAGTTTCACCTGCCGGAAGATTTAAATTGTTTATAACTCTAGTCACATTATTATCTAATGTGCCTGGAGATCCGCCTGAGTTTTGTATTAAATGCATATCAAAATTTTGTGATCCTGATCCTGCATTATTACAAACCATTACATTAGTAATAGCATATCTTGTGCTTGCTGGAACTGTTATTACATCGTCTTGTGTTCCTGTCATTCTTTGATTTACTATTGCCATTTGTTTTCCTTAAAATAACATGCCATATAACAATGACCTGTTGTTGCTTACTAATTCATCTCTTGTATCACTCTTATTTACAAAATATAAACCACTTCCACCATTTGCTTGGGTTTTAGAATACAATAAAATTCCTTCTGCAGGTTTAACAGGATCTACTAGAAGATCATCAATAGCAGGAGTTTCTGTGATTTGTAAATTATCATTTACTTGAATACCTCCAGTTCCAGCAGCTTCTAAAATTAAATTCTCATTACTACTTGTAGTTGATATTTTATTGTCTGAAATTCTTATGTCTTCTATATGGGTTCTATCTGCAAAAATATACACTTGTGCATTGTTAAGGTCTGTTTCCACACCAGCAATAATTACACTTGGATTATTTGTAATTTCAAAATCTCGAGCTTCTACAAAAGTTTTTGTAGCATCAGTGCCTTCTTCTATTCTATCTTGTAGGTCTGTTGACGAACTAAAAGCTACATAATCAACTACTGCTTTTGCATTAGGAATAAGATCATCATCTAATGGTCCGCCAGTCATTACTCCGCCAGCATATTGGAAAACACTTTCTTCATAATTTGTAGCATTGGTGACACTAATTGCATTGTTTCCTGTATCAATAAACAGTGCTGCATTAGATTTAATACCGTCAACAACTAAAGGTGCTTTACCTGTACTACCTGTGTAAATTTTAAATCCACCTGTACCAGAATCTCCACCTATATCCCAACTTACAGAGTCATCAAAAACAAATCTTGCAGTTGGTTCTGAACCTCTGTCAATCTCAATTCCTGATTGATAATTTTTTGATGCACTTATTCCTGCACCTTGTTGTCCATTGTTGAGTGTAAGAATATTATCGTTTATTAATGTATCGTTGCTTTCAACTGTAGTTGTTGTTCCTTCTACTTCTAAACTTCCTCTTACAACAACAGTACCAGATGGTAATCCGTCTGTAAAAGATCCTCGAGCTGTGTCAAGAATAATCTGTCCACCAGATTCTGATTTAATTGTATAATTACCGTTTTCTACACTTACAACTTTTGACATCTATAATTCCTTTTAATGTAGGGGTATTACACCCCTACATTTTTAATATTTACTGCTTAGGTAAGTTAACACTTAGTACTGCGTTAGGTACTGAAGCATTTTCACCGTCGCTGTTGTCAATACCAATACCGTAAATTACGTTGTCGGCGTTAGCAACAGTTGCGCCACCTGCAGAACCTTCAATTTGTACAGTTCTGTTTCTTAATTTAGAAACTTGATATACAGTTGAGTCTGAACCAGTTGCATCAATTCTAAACGAAGCAGTTGGCATACTTGCATTTCCTGCTGTTGTAAGTGTGCAAACTGTGTCACTTGCTGCTGATCCTGGAGCAGGTGAAAATGTACCAGTTGCGTCAGAATCTAATCTGATCATAAACTTAGCATCTCCGATTTGTTTTACAATATGTGCTGCTGTTGTTGCTTCTGAACCAGACAAGTTGTGTCTGCTTACAGCAATACGGCCTGTACCGTATCCAATTTTATCTTTGTTAATAGGTCTTCCCATTTGTTTTCTCCTTTATTAGAGCCCGATGCACGTTCTAGGTGCTACGCTGTTGGTTTCAGCATAAGTCCGCCTTGCGGCTCGCTATCTGACATATGTATTTATCAATGTATTCACAATAGATTAAAAAGTCATAAAAAAAGGGCGACATAAGCCGCCCTTTTTGATTTATAATTGCTAATAAAACTTAGCTGAAGCTTAGGTTTGCAGCTGTCACTTCTACCTTTTCTAGGTAGTCAGCAGCATTACCAAGCGATGAAGCTGTGTTTGATAACTCAACATATCCGTATCTAGTCATGAAGCTCACAACTGGTTCGAATGTTGATGGATCAAGTACAACGCCACTGCTCATTAATGGAATGTATGGGCAGTAGAACGCTGCAGCGTCTGATTCGCTTGAACCTTTGTATCCTACTAGAACATCGTCATCTGCAGCATATGTGTTTACATATACTTTCATTGCGTTGTTTAGTGTTCCAACAAACTTAGTGTTTGTAGGTGCTTCAAATGAACCTTCAGTTGTTCTTGCAAACGCTGAAGTTGTAGCACTCTGTAGCACTGTTAAAGTTGCTGGAGATACAACAGCCCAGTTTCCTGCGCCTCTACGTGTACGCTGTGCAATTCTGTTAGCCGCTCTGTTGATTAGAACTGCTAAAGCAGCATGCTCGTCACCAACAAATGTAGCTGTACCAGATACAGCAGCCTGATCGTATGTATCAGTTCCTGTTCCTGCTAATGTAGATAGTGAACCTAGGATCTCTTGATCAATTTCAGCAGTAATTTCTTGTGCTAAAGCAGCCATAATTTCTGCTTCAACGTCGATACCATGCTGTGACTGAGCGTCCTGTGCAGATTCAAAAGTCCAGCGAGCTGATAGCTTTCTAGTCTTTGCTTCTACAGTTTGCTTCAAGATCTGAATTGATAGTCTGTTTCCAGCACTACCTTCAAGTGATGCAGTTGATGCCGGAGCATTTGTACCGTCACCTGAATAAGATTCAGCAATCTTGAATGGGCTAAGAGCTTCCTCACCAGCTACTGCTCCGCTTGCGCCTGAGCCAACTGTGTCTGAGTAGCGTACTCTTAGTGTGTGGATCTGACCCACTGGTCCAGTCATAGGCTGGACACCAACTAGTTCATTTGCAATGACTGTTGGCATTACACGTCTGATGACGGGTAAAATAACTCTGTTAAGAGTTGCAACATTACCGGCAGAAGTTGCACCAGCTGTAGCAGTCTCTGCCAAATACGATCTTGTATTTTCTAGAGTGGTTGCCATCACCTGTTTCTTTGTGCCTGATAGGCCTTCAAGAAGTGCAGTCTTTGTATCCTGCCAGCGACTTTCTAATAGTTCTGACATTTGGTTTCTCCTTAATTTAATCCAGCAAGTTTACGTAATTCAATTACGTTATTATCACTTGCTTTGTCACTAACGTTAGTTTCTTCTCTATTGCCTGTTATTTCTTTGCCTTCTGTAATTACTGCCTTCTTTGCTGGAGTTTTACCGTCTATTACTGCCGGTAGGTATTTGTCAAACGCAGACTGAAGTCTATCAGTTTGAACGCTTTCCAGTAAATCTTCCATAATGCCCTTTTGATCCTTTGATAAAGGAGCAATTAGTTCATTAATAGTTTTGTTTCTTTTAGCCGCATCTGAAATTTTACGAATTTCTTCGTCTTTGCTTTCAGCTATTTTTTGCTTTTTAGCAACTTGAACTTTTGCTTCAGCTAACTGCTTATCTTTCAACTCAACTACTTTTAATAGTTTAGATGTTTCTGATTTCTCATTTAGATAAGAATTAGCATATTCTGATGCAAATGCTTCAAATAGTTTGCGACCAAAGTCATTTTTACGAGCTGATTCAATATCTTCTTTTAGCTGACCAATTTCTCTGTTAAGAACTTTGTCAGTAATTTTAGCTACTTTATCAGCACTCTTTTCAACAAATTGTGTTTTTAACTTGTTGAAGTGTGACTTAGCTTCACGTACTAGTCTTACTTTAGTTTCTGCTAGGTCTTTTTTGTCTTCGTTGAACTCTGCAATTTCTTTTGCAAGTGATTCTACAACGAAATCTTCAAGCATTTTAAACTTGTTAGCCATAGATTTCTGATCTTCGTGTAGCTCTCCTACTTCTTTTGATAGTTGATCAACTACAAAAGTTTTAAGTAGACCAGCATTTTCTCGCATAGCAACAACATATTTTGCTTTTGCTTCTGCAAGTTGTTTTCTATCTTCAGCAAATTCTTCAATTTCTGAAGCTAGACGCTCAGAAAGCATTGTATCAATAGCTTCGACCATAACTTTTTTATCATGATCATATTTCTGAGCAAACTCTTCACGGAGTTCAGCAGTCACCTGTTGACGATTTTCTTTGACTTTAGCATTCCATGCTTCTTCGATTTCGTGGCGCACTTCTTCGGAAACTACATCATTTTCAAAAAGTGTCTTTAGTGCATCCAACATTTGTTTCTCCTTATTATTGGAGTCGGTTGATTATATTAACCAACGATTCTCTTAAGTACTTTTGAGCCTTTTTATCTTCTTTTGTTGCCTGTGCTATTTCATAAGCCTTATAGCCACCTCTGGCATTCATCAAGTGTTCATAGATTGGCGTAGGATACGCCCCAGGAGCACTTGGTTGTGCAACAACGTCAACAGTTATGATTTCAAAATCACTGACTTCGCCGCTACCATCTTCTTTTACATTACCAGAACCTCTTGACGAGACGCCTAGTTTAACTCCGCTTTCAAGCATTGTTTTAACTAGTTGTCCCATCGGTGTTGGTAAAATTTTCATTTTTCCATAACCATTTGGACCATCCATCCACATTTCGGTAATCATGTGACTGACTCTGTCCAGGTTAATGTTAAGACCTTCAGGATGATCAACCTCACCAAGAACACTGTATCCTCCGCTTACTTGATCATTGAGAGTTTTGACAGCCCTGCCAATTTCATTTACAGGATATACACGTTGGTTCGCATTGCGTACACCCCCTTGAATACAAATACCTTTCATAAAAAGATCTTTGCCTTCATTGGCATTCTCAACCACCATTTGAGCTTGGTCGAATGTCAGGTGCTCTCGTAAGTAATTGCCCATCTTCAAGTCCTTAGCTTCCGATCATTGATTTTTTATCGGGAGCCGCATCGCCTGCGCCTTTTTTCTCAGCGCCGTGGCCTTTTGGCATAGACGTCATAGACTTGCTTGCTTTACCACCAGGAACATTTACATTACCTGCATTATCTTCCTTTGTAGTTGGAGCTGCAAGACCACCTTTTGTGCCGCCGCTTCCGCCGTCACCGCCTTGTACCAAGTTTGAGCTTGTGCCGCCCATGTCATTTTTGCCAGCTACTGGAGATTTAGTGTTGTCACCGTTATCGCCCATTTTTGCTGTCACTTTTTCAACATATTCGCGCATCTGCTCGCCTGCAGACTTTTCAGTAGCTTCGTCAGTTTCTTCGTCATCTGCTTCGTCTACTTCTTCGTCTGAAGCTTCATAAGCGACTGCTTCTTCTTCAGGTGCTTCTTCTTCACCTTCTTCGTCGCCCATATCCATTTCAGCTTCGTCGTCTTCGCTTTCTTCTCCACCATCTTCTTTGTCTTTGATGATTTCTTCGAATTCTGCTTTAAGATCTTCTAACTCAGCTTCTAAATCTTTAATATCGCCTTGTGTAGCTGGAGCATCGTCGTCGCCTTCGCCTTCGCCGTCGCCCATGTCCATTGCCATGTCATCTTCAGCGTCTCCGCCCATTGGTGCATCCATGTCCATGTCCATGTCTCCGCCCATGTCGTCATCGCCTTCAACTTCAAATTCGTCTAAGTCAAAGTCTTCTTTAACGTCTTTGTCATCTTCGTCGTCTTTTTCTTCGTCCTTAGCTGCTTCTTCAACGTCTTTGTCTTCATCTTTTGATGCTTCTTCAACGTCTTTGTCTTCATCTTTTGCTTTTTCTTCTACTTCTTTGTCTTCTACATCGTCAGCAAGTAGATTTTCGTAGATGTCTCTTGACTTTTCTACTACAATTTCGTGGAATAATTCTTCCGCTTTTGCGCGGTCATTATTTACGAGATGCTCTAGCATCTCTTCAAATTTATTTGATTTTGCCATTTTTATCTCCTATAAATGTTATACCTATGGTAAGGCTGTCATTAGTATTTACATTTTAGGGAAAAAAGCGTATAGAAATAGGCTCAAAACGAGCCATTTTCACTCGATCTGGGCAAAAGTTGGAAGATTTTCATGAAATCATCAACTGAAATAGTTTTAAAATTATCAAACTTATTTAGTTCCTCGGGCTTGTAGTTATCTGGCTGTATAACTCTTACATATTGTATATGACTATGTTGTTTCAATACACTAGCTGTTTGCCTTAGCCAATTGCCGAAGAATGTTGCACCATCGGTACTTTTTTTATAGTTAGGAGTATCAGCAAAAAGATTGTTAAATTTAGAGCCTTTCTCTAAACCCTTGTAGTCAAATCCTAAAATATATATTATTTCGTATTGATGTTGACTAGCTAACCACAATGCAGTTGGTCCTGAGCTCCATCCTTTTGAAGGATTGAATAAATTTAAGTTTGGAATTCTATTGTATGCTCTGTTTGGGTTTGTCCAAAGTTGATGTTTCTTTTGATATCCTGTTTTTGCAATTTCTAGGACCATTTTTGCATCAACAGCGACTAGATAATCTGGTGCAAATGACCTGTACATTGCATTACATCCATATATTTTACCTACAGGAGATAATCGTTCTATATCTATAGGCGATCTGCTTGTACCATTGCCTATTACAAATGCTATATGATGATTATTTTTTTGTTTTGGTGCTTCGGGAACTACTATATCTTGACGTTTTTTAATACGTCTTTGTTCTTTTTCAGCTTTGCGTTGTTCACGGATTTCGTGCCACTGCTCTTTAGAATATTGTCTTTTATCTATTTTGGCCAATTATCATACTCCGCCAGCCTGTGCTTGCGCTGCAATACCATACATTTGTCTTATAAAATCTATTTCTTTTGCTTTTTCTTCTGTATGTAATTCGCTTGCTTTTCTTGCACGATTTATCTGGGCGAGAGTAAGTCTTGTTTTGCGTGTCGTCTAGTTCTACTACCGATTGGTCATACTGAGGATCATATCTGTTGTCTTCAACAGGTTCAAGTGTTTCTTTATCATAATAAAAAAGTTCTCTCAGTATCATATTATTATTTACCTATATTGTTCCTTCGCCACCTTCGTCACCTGCTGGTGCTTCTGCCGCGGCCGCATCACCTGCTGCAGATTCTGGTGAATCTCCTGCACCAGCATCTTCACCTTCACCTTCAACGCTGGCTTGATCTTCTGCTCCTGCAATGTCTGCACTAATTCCTGCACTAGAAATTCCTACACTACGCATTTCTCCTGCTTGATCACCTGGAGGTGGTGTAAGTGTTTCATCATTTTCTTCTCTCCACATACGTTCATTTTCAGCTAGGTCTTCTTCACTTAATCCTAAGAATCGTTTTAATGCAAAACGGTTAGAAATAAATGGTATAGCCTGTACTTGTGCAAAACTACTAATACGTTGATTATCTAATTCTGTTTGTCTATATGCTGCAAAGTTTTGTGGTGGTTCAAATTTAATATCAAACATGCCAGTATCAATATTAACACCTTTTTCTAGTAAGTATTTTTTAAATTCTTGATCAAATTCTTCCACAAGTAAATTTTGTAGACGTATACAATATGTGTTAAATCTTAATTCTTGAATAAATGCTGTGCCAACCCTGCCATCATTATAGCTTGCTTGACTATCGTCTGCGCCAGTAGGTAAGTATGAACTTGGTATACGGAGACCACGAACAAGTTTATTAGTAAAGTATCTTAGATCATCAATCTCTCCAAGATTAGTACCTCCAGGTAGTGTTTCAACTTTTGATCCTCTACCTTCTGCTGTTTGTGGGAAGAAGTAGTCTTCGTTTGTTGACAGAGGATTGTATGCTGAATCAATTACATTTGTGCCTCCACCTGTTTTTGATGGAATACGCCTTTGATGTATTTCTGTTTTTACACGTTCCACAAACTGCATAGCAAGGTGACTTGGCATATTACCTACATCAACATAAAACACTCTGCGTTCAGGTGCTCTTTGCACACGATAGATAATAATTGCATCTTCTAATAATTCTTTTTGTTTGTATACTTTAAAGATTGTTTCTAGTAATGAATTACCAAAAGGATAATTGTTATCTAATCCTTCTGACAAACTTAGATGCACCATGTGTTTTGCATCAACACTTACTTCACCGTCTTCAATAGTAAAACGTGATCCACTTGGACTTGGATAATTTCCTACCATGCCACGAACGCCGCCTTCGTAATATCCACTGCCTCCGCCTGTAATATTACCGTTGGTCTGTAATGGCTTTGTAGCTACCATGTCTTTAAAATTAAACTGAACATCTTTAATTACGTACTGTTCAGGAATTTTGCCTTCTGACTCATTAACAATAATTCTTTGCACTTTACCAGGATCAACATGAAATAGTTTTTTTGTTTCTGGATCTCTTAGAAAGAATCCATCTCCGTATTTGAAAACATTACGGAATATACGAAACATTCTATTTTCAAAGTTGTTTAGTTTGTACCATTGTTTTAGATATTGTGAAAGTATTTGTACTTCAGAATTAGTTGCATCTTTGTAAAATTTAAAATCAAAGTGTGTTTCGTTTTTTCGATTCTTTTGTGTACAAAATTCTGCAAGTATATCAAGAGCTGCATTTACTTCACTGTCAAGATCCATAGTATTGTACTGACCATAACGATCAATACGATTAGGTGTTCCTGTATATACATCTGGTAGATAGCTGTTGTAGTTTGTCCTTGCAGGACCTGGTCTGGTGCTTGCTGTCTTACCCGATATAGGAGAGTAGCTACCTGCTGTATTGTCTCCTCCGTCTACCGGAGTAAAGTATTTTTTCCAACTCATTTTAAATTCCTACGCTTTGCATTAGATTTCCATCAAGACCTTTGGTTGCTTTCAGTTGTCTATTTGCAGTTTCAAGCGTTCTTTTATTTATTTCTACTAATTGTAGCACACTTTGGTTCAGGTTGTCAAGAGAATCTTCACTAGTTGCACCGGTTTTGCTTGTATTTGCCATAGCCATAGTTGTTTGTGCAGCTTCTGACATAGGTACACCTGTTGTTGCCATTTCGTTGGCAAGCTGTGTAGGATCAAACTTTCCACCGCTTAGATCAGCTAATAGATTGCTTAATGCTCCACTATTGGCCATTCCTAACAGTTGTCCCTCTGGAGATTTAGCAGGAACAATAGCTTCTAGGTCGTGTAATAGCTGTGCAGATCCTTGGCCAAAATCTTTAAATCCGCCAGATCCGCTCATGTTGCTGTTTTCGTCATCACCAAACCAACTGCTGATACTATTCCACATACGTCCTATTAATGAAAGAGAACTTCCTTCATCGTTATTTCCTGCTTGAGATTGGGTGACTTGATTATCCTCTCTGATATTTTGTAGTTCTTTTGCAAAGGCTGCTGTTATTTGTCCTGATGTGTTTATTACTTCAGCGGCAAGCAATTTATCTCTTGCTAGATTTTTTTCTTCTTGTGTTGCAGTTGCATCAGTTAATGTTTTTAAATTGGCTACAATAGCGTCAACATCTTTGCCTGCTGCTTCTAATTCTGTTGCAAACATTTGTATCAATGGAATATTTTCAGAAAGAGTAGTACCAGGCACTAGATTGTTTAGTCCATCAATTATAGTACCCATTGCTTCTTTGGCTTTTTTTCCTATTTCTCCTTCGACTTGTGAAAATCCTTCTAGCAAAACACTGTTTGTTTGTATTTGTTCACCTATCTTTTGGTTTGCGTCTGATACTGTATTTGATAAACCAACCTGTGCTTTGTTGACTGCATTTAACGCATCTTGTCCTTGTTGATTTCCGGACATCTGCGTTTCCATGTTGGTGTTTATAGTTTCTAGATTTTGCACAAAGGCTTCTCTCATTGAAAGTTCTACGCCTGTATTTTTTTTAATCTTATCAATTACTGCTTTTGTAGCATCAATCAAGTCACCTGTTTCTTCAAGAACATTTGCTTGTGCTTGTGCAACTTCATTTATTTGTGCAAACCTAGCAATTTGTAAACCTTGCCTACTACTAGCAAATTCTTGTTCAGCTGCTACTGCCTGTTTAGCTAATTCCATTGCACGTTCTTTATCACCACGTGCCATAGCATCTCTAGCCTGTTGTGCTAGTGCTGCTGCTTCTTGGTTTACAGCTGCATAGTTTTGAGTTGCTTCTGTAAGAGGAGCGTTTGCTTGTACTTGATCTGAAAATAAATTCTGTAGTGTTTTTGATCCAGATGATAAAATGTTTTGTACTTCGCCAAATGTTTGTGTAGCATTTGAAACTCCGTCCATTTCCATTAAACGCAAACTTGCCTGTGTTGCACCGTCACGCTGTTTAGCCATCATTTCATCTTGCATTTGTTTTGCATCTTTACCAGTTAGTTTGGCAACCACAGTCATGTTTTTTGCAAGTTCGGATGCAGCTTTGATTTGTTCTTGATCGCTCATTCCTGTTTGTAGAGCTTGACGTCTAAGTAGCTGTGTATTTTTTAAGATAAATTCATTTGATTCTTCTAGACTATAACCTAGATTCATAAAACCATCAATGGCTCCGTCACGGAACATTACATCAGAAAGTTCTGCAAAACGTTTAGCACCGTCAGTAGCATTACCTCCTAAACCAACAAGAGCTTGTGAATTTGCGGATACTATTCCTGCAAATTGATCTAGTGGCATTCTTGTTTTTGCTGCTTGTACTCTTAAATCACCTAGATTTCCGTTTAGGCCAATACCAACTTTGCTAAGTCCTTGAAATGCACCTTGTGTATCTTCTAGGTATCCAGCAATACTAGTACCTACACCTGCTATTGTTCCGGCGAAACTTGGTAAAATATCAGCTATTTCTTTAGAAAATGTAGTAATACTGTTGCCGCCTTGTGCTAAAACTTTTCCGAAACCATCTACTGCATCGTTTGCAGTTTTGTACACTGTAGAACTACCGCCGCCGCCTCCGCCGCCCGTACTACCGCCGCCGCCTGTAGTTTGTGCATTACCAACAGACTTAAATCCTGCTTGGATAGCTTCTACTATTGCTTCGCGATCTTCTCTTTCTAATGCCATTCAGATTCCTTAAACCGTGTTTTTTGCGGTCATAAATATTGTATATAACTATTTATGCAAGGATTAAGATGTCAAAATTATTAGAAAAACACAAAAGACAGCCGAAAATCTTTATTGATTTACCAAGTGGCGGTCAGTTTTATGACAATACAGTCCTACAAGATATGCAAGCCACAAACTTAGCTGTCTATGGTATGACTGCTATGGATGAAATAATATTAAAAACACCCGATGCTTTATTTTCAGGTGAAGCAACAGTAAGAGTAATTCAAAGTTGCATACCTGCAATTTTAAATCCGTGGGCACTAGTTGGATATGATATGGACTATATCTTGTTAGCATTACGAATAGCAACCTACGGTGATGATCTACCTATAGAAACAAATTGTCCAAAATGCAACGAAACCAATCAAAGTACAGTAAGTCTTGGCAAACTGCTTGAAAGTTTTTCCGATCATAAAATTACAGGACAAATAGAAATGGGAGAATTAACTGTAAAAATTGCTCCTATCAAATATAAAACTACTACAGAATTTCAAAAAGAACAATACATGCTTGAAAGACAAGTCATGCAGATCAACAGTAGTGATATGAAGCAGGAAGAAAAAGACAAAATGCTTCAAGAAGTGCTGACAAAAATGACAAATGTCACACTAAGACTAGCTGTATCATATATTGATAGTATCACAGACGGAACAGACAGCGAAGCTGATAGATCTGCGATATTAGATTTTATAGCCAATAATGATGCAGTGTTTTATAAAGAACTACAAGCAAAAATTAAAGAAATTTCAGATGGATGGACTTTACCGTCATTTGATTTACAGTGTGGCGGGGAAGAATGCGCCCACGAATACAAGAGCAAAATCAATGTGGACTTTTCAAGTTTTTTCGGTCAAGGATCCAGTCGCTCGAGGAATCTGAAATTATTGAGCTAGACAAAACTCTAGAAAACGAAATCAAACAAATCAAATACGATGCTTATAAAATAGGCTGGTACATGCGTGGTAGTTTTTCATACAATGATTTAATGTATACTATTACTAACGATGACAAAGAAATTCTAAATAGAATTATCAAAGAAAATATTGATGTAGTTAAAGATACTAAGATGCCTTTGCTTTAATTGCTTGGGCAGCTTGTTTACCACCCTTAGGAAGTTTATCAATTTCTCCAGCGTCTACAGCTTTCTTAGTGGCTTTTAACACTTTCATTAGTTCTGGATCTGATAGGAATGTATCTTTAATTTCTGCGGCTGCTTTTTTAGCAAGAGCATTGGAAGTAGCTGTTCTTTTTTCTTGTAGTTGTGCAATGTCTTCAAGTATTCCTCTTTCCCAATCTTCTTGCAGGCTTTCGTTTGGACATTCAGGAAAACTAATCATTTTTAGTGTTTCAGGACCAAACATAGTGCCTATGAACTTGTCAGCTATCCATTCTGCAACAGATGTTTTTGACAGTAGTTTTGCTACTATACTTGCTAACACTGCTGATCCTACCCAAGCTAGGGCAGTTGCTATCCAACCTGCTATAGGTAAAAGTGCTAAAAGCATAGCTAATCTACCAATTACACCGGTGGCCGCACCAACCACACCGGTTGCATAAAATAATATATTTTCAGTAATAGTGTCTTTGATTTTTACTTCGTATGCATCAGTTTGTTTGTTTACTTTACAGCCATTTGCCATATATGCATTAGCCCAACCATCAGCGTCATCAAGAATATCGTCAACTGCAAGTATTGTAAAAACTATTTTTCCTACTATTGTTCTTGCCGCAATGGCTAGCATTTTAGATCCTATACCTGCTACTTTGCTGCCGCCTGGAATTTTGTCTAGCACTTTACCTATTTTTCCTTTAGCCTTACCTATTTTTCCTTTAGGTTCTCCTGTTTTCATACCAATAGGACTTCCAAACCCGCTTAGTTGCTTGATTGCACTATTAAACTGTTTGGAGTCTATGCCATGTTTGTTTACTGCATAATTTAGTTTTGTTTTAGCAAATGCTGCTTCAGCTCTATTGTTCACTGTTCCGATAACTGTGCCATCAGGATGAAATATGTTGAAAAGATTGCCGACTTTTTTAATAGAAACCTGAGGGGCTTTGCCAGAGCCGCCAGGCAAAGGCAAATCTAACTGGATAGGATTAGCTTCGGTTATTTGATATACTTTCATTGATACAGTCCAATCATTAAGTAATATTATTTATCACAGTGACAAAGATAGTAAATAATCTACTATGGATAGTGAAATAGATGATCCACATGATGATTGTAGTCATTGGGCAGGACACATATAATATGTATACTCATTGGCATATCATTGATGCAAGAACACGTGAAGTTGTTGTTGACAAACTGCTTGATGTAAGTCAAGCCAACGAGACCTTACAGATGTTGCAATTACAAAACCCACATGCAGAGTACGAAATAATAGAAACACAACATTCTACAGTTAAACCAGGCTTTGGAAGAGATCCAGATTTGCACTAAATAGTGATCAGATGTGCGAGCCAATAGTTTATTTTGTTTTGTTAACCCTAGTGTTAGTATGGATGTTGTATATAGATAATAAGAAATGAGCTAAAGCTCATTTGTGTTTCGCTTGCGCTCAACACTTTATTATTTGATATGATTAAGTGCGAAGCACTAATGCTTCATGTAGATTGTTTCAGTCAGACGGAACCTACACAGCGGTTCCATCATCTCGAAAACTTCATGTGAGTTCGTCACAGCCGAGACCGGAAGTAGGTGTTTGACTCTGCTACTGGGCTCTGACCTTTCCCAACCTACGTCGACATCACGAAGAAAATCTGCGCAACCGTTTTACCGCGCTGCGGATCGCTTCGCTACCTCCCGCTTCGTTCCTTTGCAAGGAGTTTTTGTAGCATACAGCCTGTTGAACTTCTCCACACCCATCGGCGATCTTTCACGCAGAATCTTGGAGGATCGAGCAACCTCGATCAAACAGTGTTCTTGTTTGCCTGTAAATATTCTTTTAATACTTTGGAACTTCCGACCCGCACATTAATAATTCCGTTGTAATACTCATCTGTCTCTAAAACTCTTCGGTCGAATTGTTCCTTTGCCTCTAAATAGCTTAGTACGCCTCTGCTGGGACAATAGTGAAGTATTTCTCTAGTAAACTTGTCTGGGCCTAATCGCTTGACGTCTGCTATCAAATGATCTGAAGATCCCCAATAGTCTCTCCAGTCTGATTCTTTAGTTCCGCGTCTTTTGTTTTTCTTGCCTTTGAGTGGTGGCTTGGTAGTTTTGAATTTGGCTAGTTTTTTGCCTATGTATTTGCGATTATTGGTAGTATTGGTTATCAAGTAAACAAAGCCTTCAACTCCTTGCGGAATTTCTTCAACTTGTTTTCCTTGATAAGTCCATTGCATATGGATACTTACCCGTGCCTATTCAGTGCCTTGGTCTTTTTTGGTTTTGTGCTTTTCGTGTATTTCTATACTGCGTAATTTTGCCAATCTGCGTATCTCACGCAACCATCTACGAGCGGCTGCATGTGTACGCACACTGTTTCGTGCTTCAAATTTTTCATTTTCTTTGAAGTACTCCATGTATGCCTTGGTCAATTGGTCATGTATGTCGTCTTTAATTTCTGCCATTGTATAGTTTTTTAGCCATTTGAAAAATTGGAATAAACACTAGTCCAATAATACAACCAAATGCTGTACCAAATGCAAGATCCCAACTAGCAGTACCTGCTCCGCCCATAAAATCGCTTACAGCGTTTCCTATACCAGCACCTATAACAGTTCCTATACCTTGTTGAAACGGCTTAGGCAGATATTTTTCAACACTAAGGCCAGTCATAGCACCTAGTATCATTACTGCGTTGTCTATTATTCCAAAAATTATAAAATCAATCACTTTTTTCCTTACTCGACAATTTCAATGTCGTTTGCATAACTTGTATAACCGTTTTCTTTTACAACCTTGAGCACATGATTAACGCGGCCTACAAGTTCATCCTTGTGTGAAATCAAGAATACATTTTTGTGTCGTTCTCTGCCCATTTTCTTAAGTATGCTCAGCGAATTTTCAACGCCTGCTGTGTCCATACCTGAATCAATTAATTCGTCAATGAATAGTAAGTTAATATTTTGATACAAACTTTCCCAAACATCTCGGAATGCAAAACTTAGTCCTAGTATTAGTCTATTGCGCTCACCTCTTGACAAGTTATCAAAGTCCAAGTCTTGACCTAACTGTGTAATTTCAACAGCAAGATCATTTTGGAACACCACTTGATGTGGCAGTCCAAGTTTTACAATATAATATGTAAGACGATTGTTTAAATATGCTAAATTCTGTTCAATAATCTTTTTACGAATAAATGAATCTTTGTTTGTTAGCAGTTTGTAGAGAAATTCTTGATGCTCTTTAAAATCATTGAGATCGTTTACAGGTGTCCAGTCTATTTCTTGAATAGCAGTTTGTTGTAATTCTTTGATCTGTGCATCATATGGATCTTGTTCAGCACGTTTGTTTTCTAAACTCTGCTTCAAACTGTCAACATTGTTGCGATGTTCATATGCTTCTTTGGCAGTTTCATAAAATGTGTCAGGACGTCCGTTTATGTCACCTATTTCTTCAAGACCATCTACAACATCTTTAAGTTTGTCTGCAACTTCTTTATAGTATGCCTGCGCATCTGCAAGTTCTTTTGCTTTTCTTTCTTCAAGTTCTGCTTTTTTATCATCATGCAGTGCTTGTCCGCAGGTATAACAGGTAGCATCTTCTAAATTTGCGATGTCTTTTTCTGCTTTTTCTACTGACTTAGTAGCACGTAGCAGTGCTGAGTCAAGTGTGCTTTTTTCTTTATTAAGAGCCGTAATTGCATTGTTTAGTTCTGTCCAACTTTGTAATTTTTCATGCTTTTCAAGCTCTTCATCAATGTCTAAATGCTCTAATTCGTCAATATTTTTCTGTAGTCTGTCTACATCTTGTTGTTGCTTGCTTAACCAAGCTCGTTGCGTATTGCGTAGACTTTCAATAGTGTCCTGAATTTTTTCGTTTGCATTTTGTATACCTTGTATTTTTGCATTTTCTTCTGTTATTGCTTCACGAGTAAGACGCATCTGTTCTTTAAGTGTTTCTGCTTTTTCAGATAGTATAGTAATACCTAACAGTTGCTCAATAATAGCACGTTGATCATTCTGCTTCATACTCAAGAATGGTTCAGAATAGGTGTTTAGTGCTACAACATGCTTAAACATGTCGTGACTCATGTTTAGCAAATCACGTATAGATTCTTGGGTCTTTCTACTATCACCTTGGCTAAGATCATCCATGTCTTGTTCTTGGTCATTAACATAAAACTTCAAAACATTAGGAGAACGTCCTCTTTCAATACGATAATCTATACCATCTTTTTCAAAATGGAGTGTGACTAACATTCCTTTGCCGTTAGTCTTGTTAATCAGATTGTTTCTTTTAATGTTGGTAAGGGCAACTCCATACAGAGCATAACTGAGGGCGTTTATGATTGTGGTTTTGCCCGTACCATTTCTCGATCCTGCGTCATCGCCGCCTTGATCAAGATTCTCTCCAAGCACAAGTGTTAGTTGTTCCTTGTTGAAATCTACAGCCTGAGTTTGATTACCCACGCTCATAAAGTTTTTTACTGTTAAATCTTTAATTTTTATCATTATAGCTCGTTGTAGATGTCTAATAACATCTTTTTGTTGAATTGTTCCGAATCTATTGCTGATATTTCTCCACTTACAATTTGATCTACACTTTCAAACTGTTGAATATCAACGTCTGTTGTAATTTCTTCCATTTGTTTTTGTGGAATAAGTGATATTTCTCTACACTTATATTGATTCACAAATGTTTCTTTAATAAAAGTTGCTTCTTCAAATGAGATAGGAACATCAATTGTCACACGCAGATACATTTTTGGCTTTATAATATTGTCTGTATCTTCTAATAGTTGTTTCAATCCGATAGTTCTATACTTAGGACACTCTGGCCAGTTGATATACTCTGGTTCTGCATCGTTCTCACGATCCAATATCATCATACCACGGTCATCATCCCAAGCATCTGCATAGTTGTGTGGGAAAGCATTTCCTAAATAATGCACAG